CCACAATAAATCATTCAATTGATTTAGATGTAGCGATGGTGGTTATTGAGAATGAAGTTGAGAAATTAGCTTGTAAATTAGGGTATTATAACTCTTCAGAAGATAATAAAGGTAATTATACAACTAAAGCTTTTATAGCAGGTTACAAAACAGCACAAGAAAAAGGTTCTTATTCAGAAGAAGATTTAATAAAAGCAATGGAAGCTTCTATTGAATGGTGGTGTGCTGAAATATCCGAAAAGTATGGAGACATAGAAATTATAGAGGATTTTGCTGATATTTTTATCCAATCCCTAAAACAAGAATACATTGAGTTGGAAATGGAAACAGAATGTTGTAAAAAATACACTTCATGCAATATGAATTGTAGATATGATAAGGACACAGTTTGGAAAATAAAAACTGATAGAATAAATGGACAATTAATGTGTTATACTAAAAAATTATGAAAAAAGGTTGCTTTAAAAAAGGTAATAAACCTTGGAATGCAGGATTAAAAGGTATTCATTTGAATCCTGATACAGAATTTAAAAAAGGTGAAATGGTTGGTAAAGATCATTACAGCTGGAAAGGTGGTGAACAATTAAACAAAAAAGATTGTGTATACATTAGTGTTGGCGCAAATCAAAGAGTTAGAAGACCACGTAAAATATATGAAGAAGCTAACGGTTTAATACCTGAAGAATGGATTCTTTATCACTTAGATAAGGATATGCATAATGATGAATTAGATAACTTAATTGCTATTCCAAGAAAAATTTTAATAAAAGTAAACGCAGGTAGAATGAATGCTAATTATCATGAGATAGCAGAAGCCGTTAGCCAATTTAAAAAAAAATAAGTTATGGGAAGAATGAAAGAAGTTTATATGGAAATAGTTCAAAATGATTTCAATGGAGATCATGATGCATACATGCAAGAATTAGCTAAAGAACCTTGTAAAAAAATGGTTTATATTGATGATGTAGCATGTCCTAATTGTTTTAACTATACATTACACAGAAATGAAACAGAAGCTACTTGTGAAATATGCGGAGAAGATTTCATTTATATTGGTTCAATTTTAAGATTTAAATAATGGAAGAAACAATAATTATAATATCAGATCCTGGAGATGAACAGGATGGTTGTTCATTAACAATAATATTAGCATGAAAAATAGTTTATTTGTTCAATGCAACGTTAAAAATGGTGTATTGGTCTTTCCAATCAAAGCTATAGGTAATAAATATCAAAAGTTTTTAAGTGATTTACCTGAAGAAGCTAAATTAGAAATATTTATTGGTGTAAGTGGTGATAAAGGAAGTAATCCTCAGTTAGCCAGGCTGCATGCAATGATAAGAGAAATAGCTCAGGAAATAGGATACACATTTGAAGAAGCTAAACTAAATGTAAAAAGAAAAGCAGGACTCTGCTTTACAAAAAATAAAGAAGAATACTGCAAATCTTTTGGTAAGTGTGATAAAGATGAATTAAACTTGGCTATTCAAGCCTGTATAGAGATTGGAGATTTTACTGGGATGCAATTAAGATAATCAATTTACAATTTTTATCTTTTGTTGAAGTTCTTTCAATTTTTCAGTAATATCTTCTTCTTTATTCATCATCATAGCAAGTTCTCTTAGCTCTTCTACAGTAGCTGTAGTTTCTGTTTTTTTAGCTAATCCTTGTTCATTTGCAAGATATTTAAATAATTGTAAGAGTGAAAACAAAGTATAAATGTCAGACTCTTCTTTAGTAAGTTCTAAGTTGACTTTTTCATCATCATTTTTATTAATATTTAAATCAAATTTTTTGAACATTTCAGGTAGTTTGTCAGTACCCGTTGAAAAATTCATTAACATATCTGTTAAAATTCTTTGAAGCCCTGGTATATAGGCTGTTGATACTGAAATGTCTTTAATGTTATCATTAAAATCGTAGGTATCAAATGTCTGTAAGGTTTTTTCATCACTCATAATAAATGTATTTGTTCACAAATATACAACTTAAAACAAAAAAATGGAACCTAATATAAATATATTTAAAACCCAAATTAAAACTGATTCAAAAATATCAGGTTGGGATACAATACTTAATCCTTTTATAGACAGCAAGTCATTTGATGATATATTTGACTTTTTAGAAACATCTGTAAACAATGGTCAAAGATTTACTCCCCCATTCAAGGATGTATTTAATGCATTTAAAGAGTGCTCATATGAAAACGTGAATGTTGTTATAGTTGGCCAAGATCCATATCCACAATTAGGATCAGCTGATGGTTTAGCATTTAGTTGCTCAAAAAAAGGTAAAGCTGAAAAGTCTTTACAATATATATTAAAACAAACAGTGGGTGATTTTACTAAAACAGGTAGAGTTATGTATACACCTGAAGAGTGTGATTTAAGACGTTGGGCTAACCAGGGCGTATTACTTATTAATACAGCATTTACTGTTGAAGTAAACAAGATAGGTTCACATTACAATTTATGGAAACCATTTACAAATTACATATTCAGCAATATCAACAAGCATAAAAAAAATACAATTTTTGTCTTAATGGGTAAAAAAGCTGAAGAATGGGAAACTTTACTGCCTGATTGTAAAATACTTAAATGCCCACATCCAGCATCAGCTGCATATAAAGGTGGTGAATGGGACCATAATGATGTGTTTAATAAAGTAAATACAGAACTAGAAAAACAGAATAAATCTTTGATTATATGGTAAATTTTGTCTATTTTTGTTATGCAACTTCTTAATCAGATATCTGATAATGAAACATTTATACTTAAAACCAAACAATATGTGGGAACTATTTCAGATAATGCTGAAAAACAATTTAACACCAAATCAAGTACTATTATTATTTGGAATAAAACAGAGAGTGTCTTTGCCTCAAATTACAAATGATGATAAATTAGCATTAGAAAGATTAGGCTATTTGATCTTGGATAATGGTAAATATACAATGAATACTGAGGCTAAAAGCTTATTGGTACATTTAGATAATTATTTTATTAAAGCAAAAAAGAAAACTGATGCCCAGTTAATGGGTAAGGAGTTTGTTGATAAAATAAATATCTATAGGGAAGTATTTCCCAATATAAAATTACCTAGTGGTAAACCAGCAAGAGTTAATGTAAAAATGTTATCTGAATCATTTAGATGGCTGTTTGAAACATATGACTATACTTGGGAACAAATTATAAAAGCTACTAAAATGTATGTAAATGAATACAGGGATGCACAATATATGTATATGCAAACTAGTCAGTACTTTATATGCAAACAAGATAAGCACAAAGTAAAATCATCTACATTAGCAGATTACTGTGATATGATTAGAGATGGTGTAGAAGAAACAGAATCTAAACACTTTAAAGAAAATGTAATATAATGAGCAAACCAAAAGAATCATGGATAGGTCAATATGCTGCCTTTAATGAAGCATTAAAATATATGTACAAAAGACAAACCGGTGAGGAGAAGTCTATATATACACCATGGCCCAAATTTAATGATGCTACAACTGATGGTTTGGAATGGAATACGTTAACAGTTATTGGTGGTAGACCTGGTTCAGGTAAAACATTGATTAAAGATCAAATCATTAGAGAATCTTTTGCATTGAATCCTAATGATTCATTTAGAGTATTAGAGTTTCAATATGAAATGGTCGGTAGAACGTCAGCAATTAGAGAATTTTCATCAGTCACTGGTAAAACTTATAAAGAGTTATGTAGTGCAGGAAGTGTAGTTACTGCTGATATACTTAATACATGTCATCAATACGCTAAAGAAAGAGTAAAGCATCCTGTAGATATTATTAGTACTCCTATGACTGTAAATCAAATGCGTGATCAAATTGACATGTATATGAATCAACATAATGGGACTAAAACAATAATCACTTTAGATCACACCATGTTAGTTAAAAGAGCACCTTATCAAAATAATACGTTAGACATGTTGTTTGAGTTAGGTGAGTTTTTTACTCAATGTAAACGTGACTATCCTTGTTTGTTTATTGCCTTATCACAGCTTAACAGGAATATTGATAATCCTGAAAGAGCTATTGATGGTAAATATGGTAATTATATTCTTGAGTCAGATATATTTGGTTCAGATGCAATGTTGCAACATGCTGATACTTTAATTGGTATTAACAGACCAGCAAAACAAAAAATTAGATTTTATGGTCCGGATAGATATATTATTGAAGATGATAAGACAATTGTCTTGCATTTTCTTAAAGCAAGAAATGGTGATACTAGAATGAGTTTCTTTAAAGCTAAGTTTGAATCAATGCAAATTGAAGAAATGGCAACACCAGGAACTCAAGAAAGAAGATAGTATGGAAAATGCTGCAAGAACGTATGTAAAAAGTCTTATTTTATCCCAATTATTGCTTGAAGCTAATGATGAATTAGAGGGAACACCATTCTATGATACAAGACTTAGTGTTGATGTAAAAAGAGTTGAAAAAACTTTAGTAAAACAAATAGACAAACAATTTATGAATATATACAATGCTGATACAGCACTAATTTATAACATAATGTCTAGACTTGATGGATTAGTTAAAAAAATTTCTAGCTGTAAAATTGATGATTTAACAATGCTTGACTTTATAATTGACAAGTATATGGAAAACAAGAATTGGATATTAGAAAACATAGAATTACCTATAAAACCATTAAGAACAAATGATAAGCAGTAAAAATTTAAATAAAACAAAAGAAATGGCAATAAAACCAGATGAACGTAAAACCAAGGTAAATATTTTAAGAGAAGAGCATGAAGACTACTTCAAAACCAATGGGATAGTTAATGCAGTATATATTCCTAAGATGGCATACAGACCATCTGGAAAAGATGAATTGTATGTTAGTTTTTTCCCAAGTGAATTTGAAAAAAATGAAGGCATATATACTGAATTTGTAAGTATAAATTATGATACAGAAGACCCAAAAAGAACTTTGTATTTTCATAAACACAATCCTCACTGGAAAGAAGAATATGAATTAGTTGAATCAAGTACAGGATTTATTAGACACATCATACCTGTGAATGAATTAAAGATTATAAATGATGTTACAAGTAGAGGTAAACTTATCCATGACTTTGCAAATCCAGATCTACCGAATCCAGATAAAAAAGAAGCACCTGGATTAGTTGAAGCATTACTTGAAATTAACAAAACTCTTAAATCAATTCAACTATCATTAAATAGTATCCTTAATAAAAACAAATAAATATGGCACAAAGTGTACTTGTGATTGCTGATTCAGGAACCGGCAAATCAACATCAATCAGACATCTAAATCCTGATGAAACATTTGTAATAAATATTGCAAATAAACCGTTACCTTTTAAAGGTTGGAAAACTATGTATGCTGGTATTTCAAAAGATAATCCAAAAGGAAATCTTGCATCAAGTTCTTCAGCTGCAGGAGTAATGAAAGCAATTTTACATGTTAATGAAAAAATGCCACACATCAAAACTTTGGTTGTAGATGATTGGCAATATATGAGTTCTTTTGAATATTTTGATAGAGCAAATGAAAAAGGTTATGATAAATTTACTCAAATTGCAGCAAACTTAGCTCAAGTAGCTAAAATGCCTAAAGATTTGAGAGATGATCTTACTGTATTCTTTTTGACTCACTCAGAAGATTCAACTGATATTAATGGGAATAGAAAAATCAAAGCAAAAACAATTGGTAAAATGATTGATAATACTTTAACTTTGGAAGGTCTATTCTCAATAGTTTTATTTGGTAAGGTAAGTAAAAAAGATGATGGTGAACTTGTCTATGGTTTTGAAACACAAAACAGCGGAGAGAACACATGTAAATCACCACAAGGAATGTTTGAGGACAGCTTCATCCCAAACAATCTGCAATTTGTTAAAGATTGCATCAAAAAATATGAAGAATAATAATCAAAATTAATTTAAAAAAAGCAATTATGTTAAGTAGTAAAGACATGTCGGCCGCTTCAGGTCAAGAAAAACCAGTAGTTGGAACAGGGAATCAAAAAGTAAAAATTAATTCAATTAGTTTTGATAAAACTCCTTATGACGCAGATGCATATAACATTATGTTACATGTAGAAACAGAACCTGTAATAGGAGCTTTTCAAGGATTTTTAAAAGATATGAATAATCCCAATGGGCCACGTTATGAAGGTCAAGTAGGAAGAGTAAGATACTCACCATATCCATATAAAGATACTACATTACCTAGTGGTAAAGAAATTAGTAGAGATAATGAGGTCATGAAAGCAATGATATTTCTAGCAGAAGCTTTAGATAAAAGAGCTGGATTAGATGCTATTCAAGCTAATACAATTGAAGATTGGATGTTAAAATGTGATAAATTACTATCTGGGCCAACATATGTAAACGTATGTCTTGGTGCACGTGAGTGGGAAAATACTGAAGGTTATATAAATAATGATCTTTACTTACCTAAACTTAGCAAAGACGGTGTACCAGTAGAAGCACTAGATGTTGAAAAATCAAAGTTATTAATATTTGATAGCAACAATTCTAATCACTTAAGAAAAATAGAAAAGAAAAATTCACCTCCAACGAATAATTTTGAACCTAGTTCAGCTGCAGCAGGTGATGATTTTGATCTATAAGTTATTAATCTAATTATGGGGCCAACTGAAATATGTTGGTCCCATTTTTATTTATATTCCTAATATGTTTAACACAAAAAATTTAGTATTAGAAGAGACAGATGTTCCAAGCTATTGGGTATTTCAATATTATTTAAACCTATCAGAACCCTTAACAGGTCAGGACGTAAAGATTAAATCAATCTTTAATCCAAATGATAAAACTCCTAGTTTTTGTATGTATGTAGATAAATCTGCAGGTGTATATAAATTTAAAGATTTTTCAACTGGTAAAAATGGTAATAAAATAGATTTGGTTAAGCTTATGTTTGATTTAGAATATAGAGATGCTGTTAGAAAAGTAGTAGAAGATTACAATAGTTATGTTAAAACAACTGATTTACAAGAAGTATTTTTTAAAGTTCAAGAAAAATGGGAAATTGATTTTGTTAATCCAAGACAATGGACTGAAAATGATGGTAGATATTGGTTAAATTTTAGAATTGGTTCAAACTTACTGAAGGAATATAATGTAAAACCAATTGAGTATTACAATTTAATTAAAGAAGAAGAAGGTGAAGTTAAAAAATTAAAGATTGAAGGACATTCTATCTATGGGTATTTTGATAAGAATAATGAGTTGTATAAAATATATCAACCATTAAGCAAACATAAATTCCATAAGGTAAAATCATATCTTCAAGGTTTTGATCAATTAACATACACCAAACCTTATTTAGTAATTTGTTCGTCATTGAAAGATGCTCTATGTCTTAAAAGCATTGGTTATAACATTGAGGTGTTAGCACCGGAAAGTGAAAATACAATAATTAAACCCCACATTATTGAACATCTAAAAAGAAAATACAAAAAAATAATTACATTCTTTGATAATGATACTGCAGGCAATTTAGCAATTGAAAAATATAAAACTTCATATAATCTAGATGGTCTTACATTACCTTTATCTAAAGATATCAGTGATTCTATGCGAGAACATGGTTTTGATGTTGTACATGGAACACTTAAACCTTTATTTAAAGAAATTTTAAACAAATAAAAAATGAAATGGTTCATACCGGGCTCAGTCCCAAGTAGTAAAAATGGTAGAAGATGGACAGGCAAGTATTTTATAGCAAGTAAAACAGTTGTAAATTATAGAAAAATAGCTAAAGATCATTATACACAGTATGCAGAAGAGTTTAAGGCTGAGTTGGCCAAGCATCAATTACCCGTAAGTATTCGATTTACATTCATCAGAGGCAGCAAACATAAGTTTGATTATATTAATCCAGCACAAACAGTGCAAGATGATATGGTTACATTTGGTTGGATTGAAGATGATAATGCAGATTGCATACTACCTGTATTTGTAGAATACAGATATGACAAACTTAACCCAGGAGTAATTATAGAAATTTTACCAGATGGCAAGAATAACAATTAAAGAGTTTTTTTCATTACGTGAGATGTTTAAAGGTTTAGATGAGGATTTTGAATTAGCATTAGAAAACTACAAAAACTTAGACTTTGATGATAAAGCTATTGTAGACTTATTATTTACTAAATCAATGATATTTGATAAAAGAAAAAGATTCACTGAAGCCATTAATAAAACATATACATCTGAAGAGTTGATTGGTAAAAACATTAACTCAGCAGTAAAAGATGCTGGAGATTATGCTGTTTACAAAAAAATATTATTAAAAATTTTATATTCAGAGAAATGATAAACATTCAAGATAGTGTTGCAAGAAGCACTAAGACTTTAATTTTAGATGAGCCCTTTTACGGGCTTTTTTTAATTGGTATAAATAAACAATTTAGTGACCGTATACCTACTGCAGGTGTAAGTAAACATGGAATTGGTATGCAGTTAACAATTAACCCTAATTTTTTCACTGATTTAAGTGAACCACATAGAGTTGGATTGATTAAGCATGAATTATTACACATAGCATTTGGGCATTTGTTAATGCGAGATTTGTATTCTGATCAAAAGTTATTTAATATAGCTGCTGATTTAGAGATTAATCAATACATAGACTCTAATGCTCTACCAGACGGTGGATTATTACTAAGTAGTTTTCCTGAATTAAATCTTCCTATAAAAGCAGGAACTAAAGTTTATTATGAACTATTAGAACAAGCCAAGGAAGAGGGAACATCTTCTTCATTAGATTCATTTATGGATCAGATGGATGGTGAATCAGAATATTGCCATAGTACATGGGAAGAGTTTGATGAATTATCTGAAGCTGATAAAAAACTTGTTCAAAAACAAATAAATCATCAGTTAAAAGAAGCTGCAGAACAAACTGTTAAAAAACAAGGTAATGTTCCCGGTGAGTTAAGTGAATTAATTGCAAAGTTATTTCATATTGAGCCAGCCAAATTTGATTGGAAAGGTTATTTGAGAAGATTTGTTGGAAATTCATCTGTAGTTTATACAAAAAAGCTGAGACGTAAATACAATAAAAGATATGCTGAAAACCCAGGATTGAAGATTAAATTTAAAAATCACATTCTTGTTGGTATTGACACATCCGGATCTGTAAATACAGAAGAGCTTAAAGAATTTTACAATGAGTTATGTCACATGACTAAAACAGGACACAAAATTACTGTTGCACAGTGTGATACAACACTTAGAACTGTAGAAGAATTTAATCCAAAAAAAGATTGGGCTATACATGGTAGAGGTGGGACAAGTTTTCAACCTGTAATTGACCACTATAATAACAAAAAGTGTTATACAGCACTAATATATTTAACAGATGGTGAGGCATATCCTCCATCGGGTTGTCCAAACAATGCTTTATGGGTATTAAGTAGTATTTCCACAATGAATGAAGATTTACCAGGTAAAGTTATTAAACTAAATTAATTATGGGACTAATTCTATTACTTACGATAGTAGCAGTATACATTACAGTATAGACTGTAATATAAACAATAATAAAATAATTTAAAATGGGAAATTCATTAGGTGAAGCATTTGGGTGCTTAGTAATAATACTAATTTTAGGCGCAATTACAATAGTAGGATTTAGTACTTATTTTATATACAGTATCACAGGTGACACAACAATTGAAAGTAAATCAATAATTAAGCCTGACTATAGATTAGAAAGTTCAGGAAAAAATGTAGACACAGTTTACATTTACACATTTAAAAATAATTAGTTATCGGACGCTATTATACAGGAGATATTGAAGGTAAATTTGCCTTTGGATCTCAAAGTAGTAATGCTGCTGATAGATTTGGTGTAACTGGTCAGGTACCTGGATATCTAAATTATTATTATGATGAAACTAATTTAACAGATCTTGAATCTGAATTATCCATTATTGAAGATGATTTTGGAGAGCATAGTACTGCTTTAAAAACATATTATGATTTATATGAAGATGAAGATGAAACAGAATTGTCTTTTTCAGGATATATAAAACTAGGTAGCTTACCCCCTTTAGATAATGTTCAACAATCTGAATATGATGATTATAAAATAGGTAGGAAAATATTAAAATGCATAAAAGAAAAAGGAGAATGCACATTTGAGGCAGAATTATAACTTAAATAAATAAATAAATAAAATGGCACAAGTAAATTTAAACGTAACAGAATTAAAAGGGTTTGTAAATCACATTATTACAAACAATAGATTTTTACAAGCACAAGGTAAATTATCTGTATCAGTAGAGGTATTAGGAGAATCAGGAATTGGTAAAACATCCACCATTGTTGAGCTGGCTAAAGAAAACAACTTAAACTTTGTTAAAGTTAACCTTGCACAGATAGAAGAGTTGGGTGACTTAGTAGGATTCCCAGTACGTCAATTTCAAATGTATAAAGAAACAAGAGTTTCAGAGACTAAAATAGATGATTTATCCTATACTGCAGCACAAAGATCAGCTGCATCATCAGACATTGCCAACATACAAACAGGAGCTACAAAAAAAGTTGGGTTATGGGTTGATGAACTTGCAGTTCAAGAATATCTAAAAAATGGATATAAAATGACAGGTAAGAACAGGATGTCTTATTGTCCACCAGAGTGGATTGCTGATAAAAAAGAAGGCGGTATCTTATTACTAGATGACTGGAACCGTGCTGACACAAGATTTATTCAAGCAGTTATGGAATTGATAGATAGACAAACTTACATTTCTTGGACATTACCAAAAGATTGGCACATCATTCTAACAGCAAATCCAGACAATGGTGAGTACATGGTAAACTCAGTAGATGCTGCACAAAAAACAAGATATGTAACTGCAAACCTTAAGTTTGATGTTAACGTATGGGCGCAATGGGCAGAAGAAGCAGGTATTGACTCAAGATGTATTAACTTTTTGTTGTTACATCCAGAGCTAGTTACTTTAGAAACAAATGCAAGATCAATTACAACGTTCTTCAATGCTATATCTAGTTTTGAAAACTTTGAATCAAACTTATCATTAATTCAAATGATTGGTGAAGGTTCTGTTGGAGATACATTTGCTTCTATGTTTACTACATTTATTAATAACAAACTGGACAAACTGGTAACACCTAAAGATTTGTTGACTCATGATAATGAAACATATATTCTGGGTGAGTTAAGAGGTTGTATTGGTAAAGATGACACATACCGGGCAGATATTGCTGCTACTTTAGCAACAAGATTGGCTAACTACTCAGTTATCTTTAGTAAAGACAATACGGTAAGTCAGAAAATTAGTGATAGATTAATAGCTCTTTGTACTAAAGACTACTTTACTAATGACTTAAAGTATTTAGTTATACGTACAATTTTTAATGGTAACAAACAGAAGTTTAACCGCTTGATGATGGACCCAACTATAATCAAAATGACAATAAAATAAAATCTAAGTATTATGGAATATTATTGTAAAGATTGTGGTGATGATTTCACTACAGAAATAGAAGAAGTAAATTGTGCTCAATGTTTGAGTAGCAACATAATAAAAACAACAAACTAATGGCAAGTAAATCAGTTTATCAATCATATGATGCTACTGCTTTAAATCATTTTGGATTAGATAGTTCCCCATTTTATGGGGTTCTATCATCCAATGTGGTTGAAGATGTGTTAGTCACTCAAGATAAAACAACATTTGAAAAAATAACAAATATATTAACAACTAGTACTGAAGATAGTACAACTTTTAAAACAAAAAAGAAAGCTTTTGTATTGCCTAAATGTAACGTTTCATTAGATAGGATCAAATTTGCCTTAAAGGAACATGGTATAACTATGACTAATGATTATGAGTTAGCTGATTTAATTATTACCCATGATGATATCTATGAAAGATTTGAAAATGGAGAAAATATTAAGTCAAGTATAATGATGGTTAAGTTATGGAATTACCAAACACTTAACCATACATCTGGAACATTACCAGCAATAGATAATTATAAAGGTGATGTAATTTACGATGATACCATGTATAATAAAGTAAAACATTATAATTGTACTAATGGTGATTCTTTGTATGATGAATGGTTGATTCAAGGTATGGCTATAAACCTTGCATATAAAATTGATGTAGGTTTAGTTGGTACAATTGATTCAGACACCCTAATTTATGAATCATCTAACAAGCAAGTTTTAGATGAAACTTTATTGGAGGATATACAAAAGTATTTAAAATCCTATAATGATGAAGATAAAGCTATAGCTGCTAAAGTTATTCCTACAATTGATTATTTAAAAAATTATCATTTGTTATGGCAGTTTGCTCAAGAAGTAGAAAGCTATATGCATCGTTATAATAGAGAAAAGGATGTACAATATTGGCTTGAAAAATCTAATTTTAATAAGTTTGCTAGAAAAAGTGCACATGATATGATACTTTGGTTAGAAAAAAATGATAAGCTTGACTCAATAAGTTTTAAGTATTTAGAACCACTGGTGAGAAAAGAAATTAGTATTCATAACAGAGAGCTTTATGTATTTAAAGTACATGTAAAACCTGAATATTTAAAATATTTAAAATAAAAAAAATGAAAAATAAACATTATAATTTAAAGATTACTACTTCAACTGGCTTAGTACGTCTTGCTAACAATAAAGAAAAAATTAGTATTGATTGTTTTGATTTGAAAAATGATGGTTATCATTTTGGTAGAATAGAAAATTGGCAACCTAGTGAAAAAGAACTAGATACACTGAATATAACTACTTCAGATAAATCAATTGATTTGCAAAATAAAAAAATATATAGATATCCAAATCTAGAATTACCAAGACAAAAAGTTGATTTGCTTAAAACAAAATTTAATGTAAAAGTCAGCAGAGATTCTGCTAGTGCAGATATACATGTGATATCAGATAAAATGATTTTAAATTTGATTACAATTAATTGGGATAAATCAATAACATACCCTGAATTATTTAATATTTTTAACTTATTAAAGTTAAGTAATCAATTAACAGAGTGTGGGTTAGATAAATGTAAAGAGTATCTTTCTATAATAGAAAAAGATGCGTATATTACACTTATTGTGCCTAAAGATTACAAATCTCCTTCTTCTGTTGGTAATTATATCACTAATATATTAAGTGATATAATCCGTGATGGCAGTAGAGATATGCTTATTAGAGGTGAGAATGCTGCCATATATGATCAGTTGGTTAATACAACAGCATTGATTATAAAAGATGTAGAAATTAACAAAATCATATCTGAAGATTTAGCAATAATAACTGAAGATGAATTTGATCAAGTATCTAAAATGATTACCAGTAGTGATAAAGACAATAGAACTTTAGCAACAGAAATGCTAGCTAATTGCAATGTTGAAGAGTCATTTGATATTGTAAGCTTTTTATTCTTTTGGTATTTTGATTGGTTCAAAAACACTAATAATTGGAATAACATCAATGTAAAAACATTACGTAAAAGACTGGAAAAATTCTCAGGTAGTAAAGATACTAACCGTCAATGGGCTTATGATCACTATATAACATTATTACATGATGAAAATAAAGTGACAGATTTTATTGTAGAAAAAACAATTAAAAAACTGTATGATTCTGTTATTAAAAATACTTTTGGTTTTACTAATAATGTATTTTCAATAGATATAGAATCTATATATTTAGTAGATAAATTTAAAAACTCAATAATAAAAAAAGAAAATGTATAAAGATTTAACAAAAGAAGAAAAATTTTACTCAAACACAAACTTTAAGTTTAGTTATTCATCATTAAATAAACTATTGTTTTCACCATCCTTGTTTTATAAGGATTATATTTTAGAAGACCGTGAGGTTAGAACGGATAAACATTTAGTTGAAGGTAAGCTTATTCACTGTCTTTTATTTGAAGAAGACAAGCTTACAGATAAGTTTAATATATTGCCAGGTAAACTTCCTGCAGAAAGTAATATCAAAGTATTAAATGCTTTGTATAATACTACAACAAACTGTGAATCAGATTTATTAAGTCAAGATCCAACATTTCAACATGAAATATTACAAGTACTAATCAATCAGAACTTGTACCAATCTTTGAAACTAGATGAAGCAAGACTAGAGAAAATTCAAACAGCAGATAATGAATCATATTGGGACTATTTAAAAAACAGCAGTAAAGATGCAATTGATGGGGATACACTGAAAAAGTGTAAAGAACAAGCCGAGAACATTAAAAGCAACAAAGATATAATGGCTTTATTTGAAGAGGTCCAAACTGATTTTGAATTAGACCCAATTGAAACGCATGCAGAAAAGTATTTAACTTCTGATTTATTAGATAGGCCCTTTGGCTTACATGGTTATTTGGATTACTATAAAATTAATCACTCTACAAAAACAGTTACAATTTGTGATCTTAAAACAACAGGTAAAACAATTTCAGACTTTAAAGAAACCGTTGATTTTTATAATTATTGGTTACAAGCAGCCATATATTGTAAATTAGTGTTTGCAAATTTGACTGAAAATGATCAGGAGTATAATATTTTGTTTAAATTTGTTGTAGTAGACAAGTATAATCAAGTATATGTTTTTGATGTTTCTGATGAAACATTAAATGGTTGGGCAGGTGCATTAGAAGATGTTATTGAAAGAGCTAACTATCATTATACAGAAAAAAATTACTCATTGCCATATGATTTCCTTTTAGGAAACATTAAATTATAACTATGAAAGGTGTATACACTAATTATTTTCAAAAAAGTAAAGTATTTCTTTACCCTTTATTAAGGCTTAGATCAGGTTTACCATTTGTTCCCGTGCAGACTTATGTCTGCTGGGAGCATATGATTACTATTGATGAAAATAAGTTTTTGTGTGAGTACAATGTAGATACAACTGAAAAATTTGAAGAATTTTCAAATTCACTTCTTAGAAAACATCCGTTGTTTTATGAATATGTACAACTTGATGTTGATAAACACTTATTCATCTTTGATTTTACTAAATACAAATCTGATTTCAAGAAATTTATTGATGGAAAGTATTCTAAATTTAGTTTAGATACAAAAATTATAATTATTGATTTTTTTGGTAATAAAGGTAATATTTCAGAGTATGTGAGTTTGTTTTTGTCTCCTAATTCAGCACATAAACTTTATGCAAAAGCTTTAAATGTTTCATTAAAACAAATTGAAGAAGTTTTTGAAGTTTGTAGTATTCCAGATTTAGAGAAAGAAACTCTATTTAAAAAAATTGAACTGTTTTGTGAAAAAATTAAAAATAGTTCTATATCTTTGAAAAATTAAAATTAACAATATGTCACAAACAATTGGGCAAAACATGATGCTGGTAATATCTAGTTTCAGAAATGCCAAATCTTTTACCATGATTCCTGTGAGCAATGACTCACCATATGTTGAAGCTATGTATGACCCTGCGTCAGGCATTTTAGCTGTAATTAGCAAAGTAATGAAACAATCATATCATATGGTTACAAAACTAGATGATGATGGTCAACCAATGAGATTAAAAAGTCCTAACCCTGAAACAGGTAAAACAGTTAAAGAAGAAAGAAGATTAGTTGATACTTTTTCTGAGTTCTATCTATCTGATGTTTTAGATATTGAGCAATTTATTCATTTGTTTGGTATTAATGCAGCAACATTTGACTATAAAGCATTTTTTGTTGACCTTAAACAAACTAAAAAATCCAGCATCATATTGCAAGCATAATTTAAATAAATTATTAATTCAAAGAAAAAGATGTATTAAAATATGTCTTTTTTTTTGCTCTAAACAATAAATATGAAGCACTGGGTAATGGATTATGAAACCTTATCTAATTGTTTTACAGGTGTATTTGAAAATTATAAGACCTTGGAAACCAGGATCTTTGTTATTCATGACCTGCAAAATGATTTAGATGAGTTCGTAAGTTTTTTAAATGAAAATGTAGTCAACAAAGAATGGCATATATCTTACAATGGTTTAAGTTTTGATGCTCAGATAACCCACTTTATACTTAATAGCTATAAAGAATGGTGGGATTTTACAGGTTGTGAAATTGCAAACATTCTTTACAAGTGTGCACAAAGAGCCATACAGAAAAGCAACAATAAAGAATTTGCTGACTATCCACAATGGAAAATGACAATTGGTCAAATAGATGTTTTTAAAATGCATCACTGGGACAACCCGGCCAAACGTTCTAGCCTAAAATGGATACAATACAGTATGGATTGGGATAACATTCTTGAAATGCCTATTCATCATGAGTCAGCAATAACTACAAAAGAAGAGATTGCTATAATATTAGAATACTGTATTAATGATGTAAGGTCAACTAAAGAAATATATAACAGATCAAAATCACAAATAGGATTAAGAAAAGAATTGACTAAAACATATGGTATTAATTTATTTAGTGCTTCTGAACCAAGAATTAGTAAAGAGTTGTTTGGATACTATTTATCTGAAAAACTAAACATTCCTAAAAAACAATTAAGGGATATGAGAACACACAGGGATATCATAAAAATAAAAGATATCATACTGCCTTATATTAATTTTACTTCCCAGGAGTTTAGTACTTTATTAAAAAGGTTTAATGCATTAGATATAAATGGAAAAAATCTTAAAGGAAGTTTCAAACATAGCATTACGTATAAAGATGTTAAAACAGATTTTGGTTTAGGTGGTGTACATGGTGCAAGAAAAAAAGGTGTTTATGAAAGCACTGAAGATATGATTATAATGTCTTCAGATGTTACTAGTTTTTACCCTAACCTTGCAATTAGAAATAAGTGGTCACCGGCACATTTTCCTGTTGATGCTTTTTGTGATCAATATGAATGGTTCTTTGAAGAGCGTAAGAAGATCTCTAAGAGCAATCCAATGAATTATGTATACAAGATTATCCTAAACTCTACTTTTGGTCTTAGCAATGATGAAAACAGCTTCTTTTATGATCCTGAGTTGTGTATGAAGATTACAATCAATGGTCAGTTGACTTTAATGATGCTTTATGAGCAAATTATGGAAAGAATACCTGGTGCAACAGCTTTACTACAAAATACAGATGGTATAGAAACTATAATACCTAAAAAATATTATGATGAATATATGCTTATCTGTAAAGAGTGGGAAGATATCACCAATTTATCTCTAGAACATGATCAATATCAAAAATTGGTACTAGCGGATGTAAATAATTACATTGGTATTAATAATTATAAAGAAGTTGACATTACTAAATGGAGAGAAATTAAACAATCAGATCCTCATTATTTATTTAAAGTGGAAAATGATAAGTTTAGTTATGCACCTGTAAAGTTAAAAGGTAGATTTGATTTTCATAATCTGCAGTTGCATAAGAACAAATCAAAATTAGTTATACCAAAAGCAATTTATCAGTATTTTGTGCATAACGTTCTTCCTGAAGAATATTTAGAACAAAACAAAAACATACTTGATTATTGTATTGGAAGTAAATCAAACGGTGATTGGAAATGTGTAGCTAGATCAATCAAAGAGGGTTTATTTGTAGAAGATGAACTTCAAAAGATTAATAGATATTACATATCTAAAACAGGAGTTAAAATTATAAAAGTTAACAGAGTTGACAAAAGAGAAATACAATTGGAAGCAGGCAAATGGATACAATCAATTTTTAACAAAATGAAAATGGAGCCCAAATGGGAAACATACAATATTGATAAAGGTTATTATTCACAAGCTATTGAAAATGAAATAAATAACATTCTAACTGTATCTTCAAATCAACTTAAATTATTTTAAGAATATGACAAAAGCAATAGATAATAAAATAAATGATATAATGACCAGCATATATACTGAATTGTATGCTGTGTCAGAACCATCAGTGAGTTGGGATTATTTAATTGATTGTGCAAAAATAAATGAGCAAGATCAAAAAATTATACCTTACAATGATCATCTAATTGATGAATCAGTATATCATGAAATTGTCAATAGACATTTAAAAGAACTTAAAGTACCCAAATGGCGTAAAGATGCTATATCAAGAGGTATATTATTAGGTTGTAGTCCAAAATTTAAAAAACCAGAACAATGATTATAGGGATAAATGGAAAAATAGGTGCCGGCAAAGATACAGTGGGTACAATAATTCAAGGTTTACTTTTAACAAATAATAATCAAACATATGAAATTAAGAAGTTTGCTGGAAAACTAAAAACAGTAGCTTCTATATTAACAGGGATTCCTGTAAAAAACTTTGAAGATCAAGAGTTTAAACATTCATTATTAGGATCTGAATGGGGAACTATAAGACCAAATCCTTTAAATTCTATTCCGGGGTTTGAAGATGTACAATTTAATGAATTAATGTCTGTTAGAGAACTTCTTCAAAAACTTGGTACAGAAGCAATGCGTGATGGTTTACATACAAATGTATGGGTAAATGCATTGTTTGCTGATTATATGCCCATTAATATAGTAGGTAATGTAAAACCAAGAAAAGGAGGTATTAAATATCTTGCAGAAATGCCTAACTGGATCATAACAGACATGCGTTTTTCCAATGAATTAAAGTCAGTAAAAGAAAGAGATGGGATTACTATTAAAGTAATAAGACCCCATGGTTATACTAATCCACATACAAATGAGTACAAAGAAATGCCTATAAGTTTTCATCCTAGTGAAACAAGTTTAGATAAATCTAAGTTTGATTATGAAATCTTGAATGATGGATCAATGGAAAAGCTTGTAAAGAAAGTAAGAAAAATTTTAGTTAAAGAAAAATTAATATGAACTCATACAAATTAAATGGAATAGCTGGACATACTTGTAGAGCAGCTATATGTGAATCCTTAAAAATCAGACATATAGATATTTATAAAGTAGTTAAAAATATTGATTCCAATGGTATAATAGAAACTAATGATGGAACAAAATTTAAATTAAAATTAGAAAAAATATGAGTTTAGATGTAAGTTTATATAGAAAATATCATGTGAGTTATGATGGTGGTATAACATTAGAAGGTAGAAAAGAAGAAGTATATGATGCTAACATTACGCATAATCTTGGGAAAATGGCAAATAAGGCTGGTATATATGAAGCTTTGTGGAGACCTTACAGATTAAAAGAAGGATATAACATTCCTGAAGATGATCATGATGCTGAATATGCTTTTGAAGAAGCAAATTCTGTAAGAGCATATGAAATTAGTGACATTATAGAAAAAGGTTTGGTAGATATGAAAGCTAGACCTGATTATTATAAAACATTTGATTCAGAAAATGGATGGGGTTTATATGTTCACTTTATTCCTTTTATAGAAAAATATCTTGAAGCTTTAAAAGAGTACCCAGAATCATTTGTTGAATGTGATAGATAAGTTATGTTAAGTCTAAGAGCACAAAAAAAATAAAAAAAATGATTAATTGTGGACAAACCAGAACAAATAATACTGAATAGGATTCAATGTAAATCTTGCAATGAAACCTTAACATCATATCATAGACATGATTATAAAAAATGCTCTTGTGATAATGAAACAATGATTGATGGTGGAACAGCATATCAACATTATGGGGGTAAAAATCTTGATTTAGTTGATAAAAGTCTTACTGTGTTTTTATCAGAAGATCATTCTGTCAATAGTCATACTGCGCATTGGGGTAATAGAGGTAAAGATGGTAGATCATCATTATCATATAAATCTGTAGCAGAAATGTCTAATGACCACCTTATAAATATTATTAAAGATATGTCAGGTAAAATAGAACCTTGGATGGAACAAATTATTACAAAGGAGTTAGAATACAGAGACATTAATAATATTATTATACCAGATTAATGATACTAGCAATTGATTTTGACGGAACTATAGCTGAATTATCTTGGCCGGCAGCAGGAGCACTTAAAAAAGATGCAGATACTTTTATTAACATCCTCTATAATGAAGGACATACTATAATAATTAACACTTGCAGAACAGGCAAGTATGAAGGAATGGCTCAAGACTTTTTAGAGCAACATAGTATTAAATACCACTATATAAATAGCAATGACCCAGAACTTATTAAAATGTATAAACAAGACTGTAGAAAAATATCTGCAGATATATACATAGATGATAAGTGCCTAATGGGATTACCGAAAACTTGGAATAAAATTTATTCATTAATACAAAAAAAAATAAAATAACATGGACTATTTTGAATTAGAAGCGGTTGTGGAACAATGGGCCGCAGACAAAGGGATTTTAGAAAAAGCTACACCAATGGCACAAGCACTAAAAACATTAGAAGAATGTACAGAATTATGTACAGCTATCAACAAAAATAACAGACCTGAGATTATTGATGCTATTGGGGACATTATGGTTACATTAATTATTCAAGCAAAAATGCAAGATTTATCTTTAGAAGAGTGTCTTGAATCAGCTTATAATGTGATTAGTAAAAGAACAGGTAAAATGATTGATGGACAATTTGTAAAAAACAATTAAGGTTTATATTTTGTTTATCTAAACATTAATTGTACATTTACACTTTAAAAGTTTAATACTATGGGTTATACTAAACCAAAAGAAACTACCAGAAATTACCTGGAAAATGCACCTTTACCAAATCACGGTAAAAGTTATACAGTTATATCACACAAACAAGTGATAGATAACACAAAAAAACTACTAGAAGATAGTGGTTTTATTATCCAAAAGGAATTATATAGAGCAAATATGAATGCCAATGTAGCACAAGGCATATATCATATCCTACCAATTAACACTGTTGATCCTACTATTTTAGAGGAAAAAGAGTTGGGGATGATGTTTGCCTGGACAAATTCTTATGATAAAAGCACACGTTTTCAATGTGCTATAGGCGCATATGTTATGGTTTGCCATAATGGTATGGTTGCCGGTGATATGATGAACTTTAGAAGAAAGCATACGGGATCTGCTGATCATGATATTCAAATGCAAATTTCTAATCAAATCAAAAATGGTGAAAAGTATTACAAACGGATCATTAACGATAGAGATGCCATGAGAAATACTAAATTATCATTACAAGAACAAGCTGAAATTGCAGGAAGACTTTATATCAATGAAGATATTCTTGATGCCTCTCAAATGTCTTGTGTAAAAGCTGAACTGGAAAAACCATCATATGATTATAAATGTGATCAAGAGAATGCATGGACTTTTTATAATCATGTTACACATGCTTTGAAAAAAGCACATCCAAGAGATTGGTTGTCTGATAGTCAAAATTTTCATGATTTTATGACAGCAAGAGTTTTATCTAAAATGAATATCACAATGAATGATGAATTAAATTTATTTGAGTTTGATGCAGTTCAAGATAAAAGCTTAGACATTACTATGGAAGAATGGATTGAAAACGCCATTGAAATAGATGAAGATATCACGCGTTCAAAATTAGTACAAGATATTTATCTAATGAAGGATTAATTATGGGGATTGTGTTAGCAGCTATACTTGCATATCTATGCTTTTATTTGTGCATGACAAATGATCCAAAATAATTATGCGGGTAAACCAACAGGGGATAGCTTTAACTATCCCCTTTACCTTTATATGAAAAGTAAAATTACGGATATAATAAAACAATTCTTTATAAATGTAATTCATAAAAAAGATGCAATTTATAAAATTTACTATAATATGGATTAGCCAAAATTTGGCCATACCTTTTTGGACTATTGGTCATATACACCTAATGACTTCGGTCTATGCTGATATTACGGAAGTAATTGCTTCTTTGGGGATGAACTTTATTGTAGCCCTTGGATTTTGGTTAGACTGGAAAAAAAATAAAAATAATGAGTAGAATTATAATAGATGTCAGAGATGATATAGAACCTTTAGCAGCATTAGTATACATTAGTAAAGTAATTAGTAGTGGAAGAATATCCAAAGATGATACTAAATATTGTTGGCTGACTGCTTTTCATGATGGAGTAACAGTTGTTACTAGAGATAATAGAAAGGATGATTGCTTTGTAATATATAAAAGCAAAAAAGACCATCATATTAATCAAAACATATAAAAAATGGGTATAATGACTATTATATTAGCCATCATACCCAAATAATCATACAATTTGTATAACACTTAATGTGTTATATTATGTAGAAAATCAAATGATTTGTTCATTATAACAGGTAGTATGCCAGGAATGAATGGTATGATGTAGTATTTTATGCATGGTATAAATGTTTATTAACTATACCATGCATATTTATTATTGTGCACAATTTTCACCGTCTCCGCAATTGTATATAATATTACTAAGAATTGTTGCATCTTCTGTACCTAATACTCCTAATTCTATTACCGTACCACAATAGATAGGTCCTGATGGAGGTGTTCCTATTTGAAATTGTAAAACATCCCCAACAATAACTCCTGTATTAAATACATTATAGTAAATGTTTGCTGTATTACATTGATGAAGAGTTACTATATTATTATAATTTCTAAAGTTAAGTAATTCATTTTTATTACCTGAATATAGCGGATCAAACTTACTTTCTATAGCGTTATTAAAGCAACCCGCTAAACTATTTTCAGCAGGTTGAACTATATCAACTACATCTTGTAAAGAAAAGGTTGTTGTGTTTGGAACTGCTGGCATTATTTCTCTAATTGTTTAATTCTATTTTCTAATTCAGCTATTTTAGATATCAATAAGTCAATATACTTAACTGATTTAAAACCTTCATTATTTGTTTCTACAAATTCAGGATGTTCAATTTCTAATTCTTGAGCTATCACACCCACTCTATAACCTTCATCTGTATTTTTTATATTAAATGATTTCCAATTAACATTTATTTTATCAGGTGATACATCAACTATATTTTCTTTTAATCTTTCATCAGAAGATAATATAAAGTTAGTACCTGTAAATGTACTAGCACCAATTACAGCGGAACTAAACGTTTTTACACCACCAATAGATTGATTTGTTGAAGTTATAACTACTGTATTATCTACCTCTATGTTATCTTGATTTACTTGTATACCGCTACCACCAACTATATTTAAAGTTGGATCAATGTTTGAATTTCCTGATTGGGTCATTCCATTACCAGCAGTTACTGAAGTTACAGTACCACTAGTAACAGCACCATTAGCAATTGCTGTAATATGTCCTTGTTGATCTACTGTAATACTAGAGTGAGTATAAGAACCCACTGTAACTCCAGTATTATCATGACTAACTGTCAATGTATCTGTTGCACTTATTACTGTAGTTATTGCTGTACCACCAGCTATTAATGCAGTATTACCAGTGGTTATTAATTCACCAGTTCCTGTATCACCTGTTAATGTCCAACCTGTATAAGCTGTTGGTATAGTAGGAAAAACTTGTAATGCACCAGTTCCATCAATATAGTCTGTAATTGCTCCTGCTCCAGTTACCCCAATACTACCTGATGATGTAATAGGAGAATTACCAACTGTAAAAGCAGCGGGCATTGTTAAACCAATACTTGTAACACCCTGTCCATCTGCATAGTTAGGAACATTTAATACACCAGATAATAAAGTGGATACTCCCGATGTTCCTGTAGTTGTTAAACTTGTTACAGCACCTTGAGGTAATGTACTTAAAGCAATAAAATCACCAACACCATTTACATAATCTGTAATTGCACCATTTGCTGTAATAGCAATTGCTGGGGTTGATGTTGCATTAGTAACAGTTGCTGTAAATGCTGTACCGGCATGAGTTGAAGATACTGTTGTTACAGTACCACCACCTGCGGGTGTAGCCCAATTACCATCTTGTTGTAAGAATTGGCCAGCAGTTCCACCTAATAAATTTAGTGTTAGTACACCTGCTCCTGTAATAGGTTGTCCACCCACTACAAATGCTGCAATATTTGAAGTATAACCCACACTTGTCACAGAACCAAGGCTTGACGCATCTATGATGATTGAATTTCCTGTATCTGTAAGTGTTACGTTAGCACCCGGTAATAGTTTAACAATATCTGAAGTACCATCAGTACCATTTAATTTAATATCAACATCTGCACCATTTTGTACAGATAATAGATCATATAATGTGTTTGTAGAAGAAATTGTTACATTTCCTGTAGCAGCACTTATAGTTATATTTGTACCAGCAATAGCTGAAAGAACACCAGTATTGGTGATCTTAATTGTATCAACAATTGAACTATCTGTATTAATTCCTGATCCACCAATTATATTTAATGTGTCTCCATTACTTATAAGTTGTGGAATTCCTGTATCTCCTAATACATTAAATTCATATGAATAAGGTACTTCCCAAGAAAATGTAGTACCATCAGAAACTAAAATATCTAAAGGATTACCTATAGTTAATTCTTGTTTTAAATTTGATGCATTACCTTGCCATAGACTTCCATAAGTAAGTGTTTCAACTACATCATCATTTTGCCAAAGAACTATACCTCCTCCTTGACCAACTAACACTTGATTAGCCAACGCACTATTGCCATTATTATCTAATAATGTTCCATTTATAGTAATTTGATCTGCAAGACCATTACCTAAATATACATCTCCATTTAAGTTAGAAGCCCCATCTATATTTAAATTACCACATACATATAAACTTTTAGCAATACCAACCCCACCATCAACTACTAATGCGCCTGTAGTACAACTTGTACTTTGTGCAGTTCCATTAATACCAACAACAGTATCTGTACCACCTACTTCTATATTAGTAGTACTACTTCCAAAGTTAATGATAGATACTGGAGCAGTGTTTAAAAGATTAAAAGTTGAAGTAGTTGCTGTTAAATCTCCTCCTGAGATTTGAACATCTCCAAGTACTTGTAATGAACCAGCAATATTAATAGCATCATTAAGTTCATTTTGCGTGACAATGGAATCTTTTAAAGTATCCCAATTGCAAGAGCCTGATGGATTCGTATATACAGGAATGTATCCAAGATTACCTTGATCAGGTAAAGTTCTTGTCATATCTTCAGTAGCTTGACAAATAAAATCACCCCATTTAATAACAAAAGGATCCATTCTAGGTGTGTAGCTTGATTTATTATTTAAACTACTACTAGGATATAATTTACCAAATTCAAAATAATCCTTAACTTTATCTAAAGTTATTTTTTTTTGGTTTCTTTTTAGTAATCCTAATACTTCTTGTATAAAAATACTCATAACTATTTATTTTTTATGTGAGCAATAACCACCTTTAAAAGCAGCTGATTGCACGGGTTCTTTTGCTCTGGTACTAGATCTTGGAATGTTTATTCCATCTTTTGCTTTTTTAATACTTCTTAATACTTGAGCTTGATTCTTTTTTTGTTGAATAGCTGCGGGTATAGATGTTGGATTATAATATCCGTTTGTTGTTTCTCTTTGGTATGCAGCCCCTTGTTCAGGAAAACAAATACCTTTTTTAGAAATTGCCATCTTGTTTTATTTTTTTTTAGTTAATACTTTTTTAACAGGTGCTTTTCTTGCACTTGACATAATACCACCACCGTTAGCCAATGTTTGTAATCTTTTAGCTTCCGTGCCAGCAGCTTTTTTGACATCTCTCATTAAAGATGTATCATTTTTAATTTCTTCTGCTCTTTGGAGTGTGCTTAATGCAGATTGAATTTGCCATTTGCGTTCTTCTGCTTTGCTTTCTTTACTCATCATAATTTTCATTTTTATTGGTTATTGTCTTTATCTGAATTATCAGCACTTGTGCCATAATAATATGCAAATATATTACTTATAACTACACCTTGTATCATACCCATTAATTGCACAAATAATTCATTATTCTTTACACTAGGAATATACACAACAGCATATATTGTAAATACAAAAGAACCAAGACCAATTATACCAGTAATTAGCATCATTAAATCTCTATACTTTGATCTTGTTCTTCTAGGTTCCATAATTTTATACTGATACAGTTTGAAGTCCTCCGCCATTACTAACAGTAATTTCCCAAAAAGCCCCATCTGGTGAATTTAATATAATTTTTTTTGCATGATTTAAAGTTACTTCATTTCCTGATTCAGATATTGATACACCTTCACCCTTTAATGATTTAAAATTAAGCGTCTCACCAGTTTTACCAGCACATAAACCTATACCTTCACCTAAATTACTTGCAGTATTAGGTTCTCCAGTTGTATTAAACTCAACATAATTATCATCTAATGATTCGCTAATTGTTAAGTTAGTGCTTAATGATTTTAATGTTCTAAAATAATTAGTACAAATATTTGTAACAGGATCAATTTCTTGTTTTTGAAAAACGTTTGCCAATATTTCTGGATCCGGCAAATTAGTATTTTCATTATTACAAAAAGCCGGAGCAATCTTAAGATCTTTAACTTTAATAAGCTTAACAGATTTATATGGTATTGGTGAAGCAACACCAGTCATTTCTGGTTGTTCATTTACACCAAGAACAATAACATCTTCAGGGTTTGCCACATTAGTGAAAATCCCGCGTCTTATTAAGCTTAATATGTCAGTTAAAATATTCATAGTTATTATTTTTTAGATGGGCCAGAATATATAAATGATGTTGGTACACCACCGCCTATGTATTTTTTTAGATTTGGTTTTGATTTTGATTGAACACAACCACCCATTTTATATGCTTGTTTTTTTCTTGAACCATCAGCGGCAGATGCATATCTCATAGCATCACCCCCTTTTCTCATTTTTTCAACCATAGATCCTTGCATAGCATCATCTAATTCTCCTCCCTTTCTACACAATAGTTTTACACTTTGCTTAGATATTTTACTTTGTTGCAAACCTTTAGCTTTCATAATTTTAATTTTTTAATAATCCATTGTTAATGTAATAAACAAAAGATAAAGCTTTGCAGTATTATACTTAAAAGTTGCATCAGAAGCTATATAATCCCACCCTAAAGCAAACCTATCATGAGGCCAATGAAATGCTATTGTTAATTCCCAATCTTCCATTATTTATTTATTTATAAATTTATTACATTTTCTTTTTAATTGAACCACCTTTTTTCATGTAGCCCATTTTGTTTTTTACTTCTTTAGGTAATTTATTTAAACCAGGATTTTTAGCTTTATCAACTTTTTTTAATGCACCACCTTTCTTGTACATGATTGTTCCTCCATTTTTTTGTT